GTTTTCGAACCTCAGGCAGATTGGTTGGGTCCACCAGATGACGTAAATCCTGCTAGTGACGAAGACTCGGACGATGGTGAAGAGCATAAGGATGATAACGCGGACCCCACTTTAGTTGAGGGTAGTTCAATGGATGGTGAGGGATCTGATGGAGTTTCTTCTTCTGGTTACTCGGGTGACTCTGATTACTCGGGTTATGAAGATTCTTCTAGTTCAGAGTCTTCCGATCCCAGAGATCTAGAGCCGGTTGTCGCTGATCGCAACCCTTTGACTGGTAGGTATGTCACTTCCCACAATGGTTGTTGCGTCGGTGTTTGCATGCTTGGGGCCAACGGTCATACTCGAGTTCTTCATGATCATGAGTGCCGTTTGTGCCGATCCATTGGTGCCCAGAAGGTTTCATTCAATGTTAATGCGCTTACTTCCCAAGGCGATGTTGTCAATGATTATGCAATGATGCTTGCAGTTGACGACGGAATGTTGCCCCAATTTTGGGAAGCGCGAACTGTTACCTTTGTTCCTGATGTGGCTCGTAAATTGTTCAGGTCAGTTTGGCTGGGTCATGATGATCCTCCTGATGAAATCCCTGACGATTATGACCCCAGTATTCATGTGGGACCCAATTGGAACGCAGATGTTGCTTACTTGCCGACTTTAGCATCCCCTCGTTATGGTGCACATGCCTTTGAGCGTCAACGGCTTGCCAGGCGAGATGGACGTGTGACCAATTGTCCTGAGGGTGTTGATCCTGATGTGTGGTGGAATCACACTGGTCAACTTCGACCCATGTATTGCATATCCAATGTTAATGTTTGGAGAAACAGATTTCATGATTTTTTGGCTGAACTTCGGGTCCAAGCTCGTGCCAGTAGGTTTGCTAACATAGATCCCGTTCTCAAGAAGTCGGTACTTGCTGGTGTGGTTACCATTGTTGGCACTGGAGCAATGTATAAGCTTTGTTCAACCATTCTTAACAATGGGAAGAAATCCAAGGCTGATTTTTCTCCACAAGGAGTTGCTTCCAGTATACCATCAGGCCAGAATTATTGGGATGAAAACAATTTGCAGACGTTGAATTCTCCAGCTTATGTTCACAACCACACTTGTACTACCAGAGGTTCTCATGGGCGCACTGTCAAGACTTTGTCTGCCCACATGATCAATGGCACTAACAATGATCCGTTGTCCCGCATTGCCAAGCTTGAATGGCGGCACACTGGCAATATGATTGGGCGTATCAACGCCATCTTGCCTGATTCCACAACTTTCATTGTTCCTGCCCATGCGTTTGTTGGAATTGATCTCAATGCCAGTTTGCGGATGACACTGAGCGTCAAAGTTCCCAAAACTGACTCTTGGGTTGATCATTCAATTATGGTTGACAAGAATACAATTGCTTTTTCCGAGGATGGCGATATTTGTCGTGTTATGCATGGCTTGAGTACCATTCGTCTTGGAGACTTGGATTGCTACTATTCAAACCTGCCAGATGAACCTATGAACGTTGATGGCACCATCTTTCACCCAGGTGGCGTTAGCAAGGATTGGGAAGTTTCGAACACCACTCTTTTGACCAATGAGCATGCTGAGCTTTCACTTTGTGGGGATGATGCCACATTGTTTCCAGCTCATTCAGGCATAATCAATCATTTGAAGAACAGACCCATGAAGGGTTGTTTTGCCAGGCTCATTGGTGAAGATGATTATGCCAGGCAAAAGGGCGAATGTGGACTTCCGTGCATTTTCAGTAAGAAAGCCAATTTCCCAACTCTTGGCATTTATATTGGCATTGTTACTCCTCAGTCTATGGATGGTCATGTTAGGAAATATGAGGTTTACGTCCCGATCACTGAGCTTTTCATGAGGGTGACAACTCAGAAGCTTTTTTCCTTGAGATCTTACAGCAGTTCTGGCACATCCAGTAGTAGATTGGGTGCATTTCGTAGTTCTGAGTTTGAAGCCCAGATGAATGTTGTCGTTCAAGGTATGAGTGAGGTTGGCCTCAGGGCAAGGTTGGAAGAATCCAAAAAGCGTTCTTGCAGTAATATACGCTATACTGGACATGAAGTCGATTATAATAGCTTCATGGCTGGCCAGACCGATGGACCGAACGTTGCTTCCAATACTGAGGCTTATCATTATTCGAAATCCAAATCTGGCGTGCACGTTTCTATTATGCCCAGCAGCAATGAGAAAATCAAGGGTGTTTATCCTGCACATGAAGGTGTTATGGGTATGTTTCCCATTAAGGGATCGAACAATGATGTTTATTTTCACCCTGATTTGCTCTGGCTGGCGTCCACCCCCTTTATGGGTGAGGCCCCTCATTCAACATTTGGAGATGAGTTGATTTTTGCCATGGTAGGACCTGGTGAATTGACGGAAGAGGGCAGCAAATCGTCCATGTCACTTGGTAGGGAGATAGCCAAGAGTGCAGTTCATGGTCACATTCCCCTCCCGCTCATCAAGAATTCTTCGGTCAGGTTGTTGGACCATTATATTGGCATCACGTCATCGCTTTTCTCCCAAGGTGATTTTAATCACAGGCATATGCAGAAGTTGTTGCAGTCCACCATTGAGGAGCAGTTTGTTGGTGTCTTTGATGATGACGGCTCGACAATTATGCCCAAGATGAATCACAACAGTTCTTGGGGCTCTAATAACAAGCCTCTCACTGGTTCCACCAAGAGGAATGTTTATGATATCACTGTAGAGAAGGAACTTGTTATTCGTCCGGGTGCTGAGGCTGCTTGGGAAGCTTTTACAGCCACCATTTATTGCATCACATGTGGTTTCCTACCGGCACATCAGTTTATGTCTTGTTTCACCAAACGTGAGTGTTACCCAGTTACTGGCTCTGCAAACCAGTTTTCTTATGGTGATCATGACAGCCCCGAGTCTTTTTATTCTTCTCTCCTTGGTCCCACGAAAGCCAAGAAGCTTCTTGCTCTTGATCCTTCTGAGGACCAAAAAATTAGAGATGTCTTTGGTTCTGTGGATGGGCTGAATATCAAGGACAAGGCTCGGTCGGTCTCAAATTTGCCTGGTTCGATAAACGTTGCCTTCAGGATGCTTCTCCTTCCGATCACGTATCTTCTTATGAATTATCCGATTGAATTTGACATGGTGGCGGGCCTTGACATGGGTTCCAATCATTTTGAACAGAGCACCAATCAGATGTTTCACGAGGGCTACGATCCTGAAACAGGCATGCATTTTGTGTTTGATGCTGATGTGAGTGCTTGGGACAAGATCATGCCCGCTTCCTTGACTCGACACACACTCATGATTTTTATTGAGTGGGTATATGAGATACACAAGTATTACGGAACCTTCAATAGCAGGCTCGTGCTTTTTGCTGAGACTCTGATGAAGTGGTGGGATGATATGACCCTTTTCTATGCTGGTGTCCTTTTCAGGTTGTCTTTTATGCCTTCTGGTTTCGTCATGACTTTGCCTCTGAATTCTGCTATGAATCAGCTTCTTGCCATTTGCAACGTCTTGGAGTTTGCGAGAATCAAGTGTTTGAAGCCTCCCAGGGATTTTACGGACTGGCTGAGACACAAGGCTTTAGGCGACGATAGCCAATCCGCTGTCAAGAGAGCGTTGGTTCTGGCTTGTAGGGAGGCTGGTATTCCGGTGTACAGTGCGGTCGAGTATTCTGAGATCAACGCTAGCTTTGGTATCACTTCCACATTGGGTGACAAGTCTGATGGTGCCAACCTTAGGTTTCAAGACCCTGCAAAGCTTGTTTTTCTTCAACATGTAATGTTCTATCTTGAGATCCCGGCTTTCACGTTGGAAGAAATTGGAGAAGACCCATTGCGTCTCACTAGCACCGTGATTGTGGGAGCGGCCCCACTCAAAGCTCCGGTTTTGGTCAAGCTCTTGGCGAAACAGGATTCATCTTCCACTGTTGATCCCGAATATCTTTTGAGGGATCAGGTGGCAATTGTCCTGTTTGAGCTAGTCCCATATGGCCGCACCAGGTTTGAAAGGTTCGTGAAGGCAGTTCGGGGGTTCCGGCATTCTTTTTGGAAGACTTCCCAGATGGACCATGTTTATGCTTCTCTCCTTTCTTGGAATTATTGGCTCGACCGTTACGTGAAGAAGTTCTGCAAAGATGGCCGCCTTGATCCGGCGATTGTGGAACAACGCGAGAACAACAAGGAGTCATTTGAAGTTCTCAAAAGCAAGCTTAATCCGGAGGGGATAGTTTGCTTGGAGTATGACCCTAATGTAAGGGGGCATTGGAGTGTGGGTGCGCTCCTTAAATACACACCCACGGTTAGCAACCGTGCACGGATCCTCTGGATTGTGCGCTTGCTCTTTTTAGGTCCTGATCCTCTGTAATTTTACCTGTTATTTGTTTTGCAGGACCTGAATCGTATTAGGTATTTGTTGTGCTAGTGTGAGAGACTTGATCTGTTCTTGCACTTTATTTTAGATCTACTGATATTACAGATACAACGACGACTGCTGACGTCCAAATTCAGCAAACGTTCGCTTTTGATGATAGCGAACAACAGTTCATACAGACTGTTCGGGATGGGGAGGATCCAACCCATGATTGGGGTTCATATACTGATGTCGATTTGGCAAATTGGCTGAAGCGCCCCATTTTGGCCGCCACCAAGATTTGGAATGTTGGTGAGCCATTTCCCGATATTTATTTCAACCCTTGGTCAGCTTTTTTGGATAGTCCTAGCGTGGCCCAGAAGCTTTCCAATTTTTATTTATTGCGCTGCAAGATGCACATGAAGGTTATGGTGAATGGATCTCAGATGCAT